TACCGCAGCGGTGGGGGTTGTATTAAAAACTTGGTTCTGCGCAGCACCAAGCACGGAAGTAATGTACGGCTCGGCCCAAGAAGCTAAGCTACCATACGAACTTGATTGTCCTGTGGTTCCACCACCGCCACCACTACTCATAATATCCCCTTAGATTTTCATTTCCATCAACGTAGACTTCTTGTACAACCCATATCTTTCATACAATCTAGCCGCTGAATCACGTGCATAGGCTTGTATTCTGGTTGCCCCAAGAGACCTAATAATGTTGAGGTAAGGGCCAAATGCTTCTTTAGAGACGATTCCCCTACCCCCCATAGTCGTAATAATTCCTGTTCTAAAATTTGGATCATTAACAAATACAACAGTGCTTGCACCATGTATCTGACCCGCATCATCCGCAGCAACTATCAAAACCCAAGCGCCTGTTAATACAAACACTTTTACTTGAGCTAAGTCTACATCGTCCGTATACTTTAAACACTTTGCAATATAGCCCTCAACGTGGGGCCATATCTGTGCGCAATGCGCAACCGGTACTTGATGAATATTCATTTTATGCTGGCAAGTACTTTTCGGCCTTAATTTGTTTCCCTTGTTTAGTATGTCCAGTTCGTGCTTTACGAACATTATTCATCATTGAATAAAGGTGCTTAGCGCCTGCGTCCGTAGAACCATTACCGAGATGAGATACCACATCAGCAGGCACAACAAATTCACCATCAGCCAAACGAGCAGGTTGTTTGTCAGCAATGGACGCAGGGATATCATCAGACATGCCATCGCCCGGCCCTTTAAGTAATCTACCACCATCAGAATATCCACCTAAATGACTGTTAATACTACCGCCCGCCGCTAAACCAGAGGGTAACTGAACTCCATATCTAGAAGCCATTTGCTGAATTACATTTGACGTTGGATTAGACGTGGGCTGATATGTTTGCAATGGAGCACCCAAAGGATCTTCACCTGCGGCGGTCAAACCACCGGGAGCCATGTTTTGCGTAATCGGCCCAGCCATAGGAGTATTCGTTGATCTAACACCTGCTAAGTCCATAGCACTTGTAGGCATCTGTGTTGGGGCTGCGTATGTGTTGGCATTTATGCTACTTTGTGGATACATCTGACCGGGAACCCCGCCCATAGCCATAGCGATGCCGCCTTCTTTCATAGCAAACGTAGGTTTATATCCCGCACCTAGCCCTTGCAAACCATAGGTAGGTTGTTTGTATGCAGGGAGATAATTGGGTTTGAACGCGCCAGTGGCGGCCATATAAGCAGTCAACGCCGCACCGCCTGTGATGTAGGGGTGCTTAGTTGCAAAATCTTTAAACCCAGACCAAAAATCAGGAGACCCCGCTTGATTACCAGCAAGACTTTGAGCTGTCAAAGCGTCAGGTGTGGGTGGCCCCATAAAATTGGCGTTGCCTGAAGTGTATTGACCTAGGCCACCAGCGGTTGCGGTTGCATCGGAAGGCGCAAAGTTTTGACCAGCAACGTTCATTGCGGATTGCTGAATTGGCACTTGGGGGTTCTGCACCACATTACCGGGCGTGCCTAACGAAGATGTATTTACAGGAGCCGCATTGGGGTTGTAATTATTAAAGGCAGAAGCATCGGCTACGTCACTTGCAGCTTGTGCTGCACCGGGAGACATTATAGGAGCCGCAGTACTAACAGGAGCACCACCAGCGGCGGGGGCGGGGAAGTCAGAAGGAGCACCGACAGGAGCACCAGAACTCATCAGGCCACCAAGCCCACCACCAATACCACCCGCAGCCCCACCCATCAAAGCGCCCTGCAATGCGTTACGTCCGGTCAAAGCGGCTCCAAGGCCACCCACTCCAGCGCCAGTCAAAGCGCCAGTAGCTGCGGTTAATCCAGCACCAGACAAGCCGGTAAGTCCTCCAATAGCCGGAGCGATCTCGGGGCCAAGCGTAGCCATTGCTGCGCCTTCAAGCAATGTTGTTCCTATATTTGATCCGCCTGCCATAATCGCCCCTTATGAAGTTCTAACTTTTAACACATTGCCCGCGCTCGTGTCAACGTAAATATCCCCAACCCTTAGAAGTCCAGCAGCATAATCTACTTGAGTTGGCAGACTAATGCTTTGCGTAATCTGTCCGGGAGTTGTGTTACTCGGTACTGGCTCACTGAAGTTCAATGCAGAAATAACTTGTGCGGTAGTTGTTGCACCGGGAGTAGTTACTCTTTGTGTTGACATGGCAGAGGGGCCAGGATTATCTAATTGTACAAAATATAACCGAAGTATGTTAAGTAATTGGTTCATAAATTGTTGATCGTATTGCGTAGGTGCAATAGGCAGGTTGGGTGCTTTTGTAGTTCCCGTAGACATCAACGTCTCCCATCCAAACGACCATCAATTCTAGGCACGCCAAGTTGCCAAGCCGTACCAATACTATTTGACTCAATTCTAAAGCTCATTTGGCGACCACGCAATCTTGTGTACACCTGACCTGTAAACTGCTGAACCACGTATTCGCTGGAGTTTGAATAGTTGTTGGCGCTAACAACTTGTGGTGTATCCGCAGCCCCATAAGGAGCACCAGAGTTTTGTCTTGGTTTGACCGTCATGGTCACATAAGGCGAAGCCGTGCTAGAGCCATTGAAGTTTATGTCAGGTAGTATTCTCCAAACGAATACAAAATTATTACCTTCTCCAATATCAAAGTCAGAAGACTGGATATAGGCATCAATCGGTGCTGTCGCAGATGTAGAGTTATCATCTGTGCCGAGCTCATGGTTAAGCAGTCGGTTGTTGTAATCGGCAGCGATAGGGTATTGTTGAAGGCCAGTCTGTAACCATGCAGTGCGACCCATGGTGCCGTAAGTCCAAACATTATCCAAGTAGTTGTATATTACGTAGGAGTCAACCACTGTGGAATTGGCAGAACAATAGAACCACCAAATCTCAGAGAAGCCTTCATTGGCTCCGGCAAACACTTGGAACGCTTGTTGTTGGTTTAAATTCTGGAATATGTACTGGCGTAAAGAACAAGGCAGTGGAGCTACCGTACCGGTGTACATATAGAACTTATCCGTGCCCATCCAGTACGTCACGTTGTTGATGGTGACCATGGCATTGGGGGATATGATGCTTGTGTTATCCATCAAGAGCTGGAAGCCCCATACATAGGGAGCGCCCACATACTGCATGGAATAAATAGCAGAATCTGTCCAAATCAAAATCTCTTGACGTGTTGCCCTAGCACCCACGATATAGGAACCATTGGTTAACGTGTAATCACCTGCTTGGTTTGTCACTGCGGGTACCCATTGGTATGGATTAGCTTGATCTGACCACCGCACAGTCATCGGATTAAAGTTAGCCGCGCCAGTAAGGGGGTAAGGTTGCGCGCCAAAAGCAATTACAAACTGCTGAACTTCAGAAGAAATGATCTGATTAACAGTTGTAGGTATGGCGCTTCCAGTAAACCCAGCCGTAGTAGCCAAAGTTGATAGAAGAATCGCACGGGTGCTAACGCCATTGGCTTCTTGCCAATAGAAAATCGGGCCGCCACGGGGGGCAATGATCAAGTCCTGCCCAAAGTTGTCGTTAGACCAAAGACGCAATTGTGTACCAATAGAAGTCGGGCCCGGCGTGCTCCAGCCGCGAGTACCAGATTGTTCAGTCACTATAACCGCACTGCCCCCGCCGCTTGTTGTTGCGGTAGCAAGATAACTGCTTGGTAGAACAATCGTATATGTGTTTGTGGTTGTGCCTGTGATAATGAACGTATTGTTCAACATGGCCGCAGTGATATTGGCAAACCCTGTAGCACCTTTAAAATAAACGTATTGTCCTGTGGTTAGCCCGTGAGCGGTCTGGGTAACTGTGATCGTAGAACTACCGTTTGTAGAAGCAAAGGGGTTAGTACCTAGCGTAACTGTAATAGGAACCAATACACCGCCCCAAGGCCCAGAACCCCATCCGGCAACGCTGGTATAAATCGCAGTACCTGACGGATACTCATATTGAGCAGTGACCGTGCCGCCACCCGTGGTTGTAGAGGTTGCCGTGGTCGTAGTAAGAATAGTGTATTTATTACTTGTGGGGTTAACCGATACGATTACATACTCACCAGATACAGTGATACCACCCACTGCTGTACCGCCAGATAAGATAACGTAATCGCCTACGTTTGGTACATAATTTGGATCAGTAACCGTGACAGTCTTAGACCCTGATACAGTGGCATACGGATTGGTTAATGTATCTGTACCCGTTGCTGGGTAGTAAATAGGAGTGATGTCGTTATACGCACCGCCCTGATAAATGTAGTATTTAAGGTTAGTTCCAACCCCAATAAAAGTATTACCGGCAATGCTAACCCAATTCCATAAAGACCGTGCCAACCCTAGGAACTGAACAGGGCTCAACTGAGCCCAACCACCAATTTTTTCCGGAAACCCAGAACGGAACCGCACGTGATTACAATCATACCAACCGCCTTCATTGGCATAGTCGGTTCCTTCGCGGTTAACGCCCGGGCGAAATTGTAGTTTCTGTAATGGCACGGTTTACCTCGTTTAAGCTAAAACGGACATGGCGTGTTGAAACCTAGCCATAC